CTTATTATGGAACATATGTTGATCTAGATGGCACAGCAAAAAATGATGTAGAACTTATTACACGATATCGTGAAATGGCAATGCAACCAGAAATTGAATCTGCCATTGATGATATTGTTGGTGAAGCAATTTGCCAAGATGATAATGGAAAAACAATTGATATAGTTTTAGATGGCTTAAAACAACCAGATAAAATTAAAAATTCTATCAAAGAAGAATTTAAAACTATATTGAGATTGTTAAACTATAAGAATATGTCACAAGATATATTCCGTAGATTTTATGTTGACGGTCGTTTATTCTATCATATGATTATTGACCGTGAAAATCCAATGCAAGGTATTAAAGAACTACGTTATGTTGATCCACGCAAACTTAGAAAAGTTCGTGAGATTAAAAAAGTAAAAGATCCAAATACCAATGTAGAAATACAAAAAGTGGTAAATGAATACTACATCTACAATGACAAAGTAACAACAGGAACATCATCCAATTTTGGTCCTGTTGGTGTTAGAATCACAACAGACTCTATTGTAAATGTACTATCTGGTTTAATGGATTCACGTAGAGCAATCGTTCTTTCTTATCTACACAAAGCAATCAAACCATTAAATCAGTTGCGTATGATTGAAGATGCAACTGTTATCTACCGTATTTCTAGAGCACCAGAACGCCGTATATTCTACATCGATGTAGGTAATCTTCCTAAGTTAAAGGCAGAACAATACCTTCGTGATATTATGGTCAAGTACAAGAACAAACTTGTTTATGATGCAAACACAGGTGAAGTTCGTGATGACCGTAAATTTTTATCGATGATGGAAGATTTTTGGTTACCACGCCGTGAAGGTGGAAAAGGTACAGAGATCGATACATTACCTGGTGGACAAAACTTAGGTGAACTGGAAGATGTTAAATATTTTGAAAAGAAATTATACAAAGCACTTTCTGTTCCTGTTTCTCGTTTAAATCCAGAAACATCAGGTTTCTCTCTCGGTCGTTCAAATGAAATTACCCGTGATGAATTAAAGTTTTCTAAATTCGTAGATCGTTTACGCAACCGTTTTTCAGATCTTTTTGATCAAGCATTAAAAGTACAATGTATTCTTAAAGGTATTTGTACCAAAGAAGAATGGGAAGAATTTAGAGAAAACATTACATATGATTTCATTAAAGACAATAACTTTAAAGAACTTAAAGAAGCTGAGTTGATGAAAGAGCGTCTTGGTTATCTACAATTACTTGATGTATATACTGGTCGTTATTTCTCACAGACATGGATACAAAGAAATGTTCTGCGATTTACTGACGATGAAATCAAGACAATGCAAGAAGAAATGGATGAAGAAAAAGAAGCAGGTCTTGGTCTGCCAGTTGGTGTTACCAATGATGTGGCACAAGCACAACTTATGGCACAAGTACCAAGTCAACCAACACATCCAGATGATATTCAAGCACAGCAAGATTTAGCCGCAGCACAAGCAAAACAATCTTCTACCAATGAAGAAAAAACTTTTCATAAGTTAAAACGCATATTATAAATATTTTGATTGAGGAACTATTATGACAGACATTACTAAACAAATTGTTGATTATGCACAAAATGATGATGCCGTTCAATTTAGACAGGCATTATATTCTTCTATTCACGATAGAGTTACTGCACATTTAGATGCGGCAAAACAAGCGGTAGCACAAAATTATTTTAATAATAATGAAGAAGAAGTAGAAGAACCAACAGAAACAAACATTGAACCAGATTTAGCAACTGCACAGGATACACCAGTTGAAAACACTTAAAGAACTTAGAACTGAAGCAGTATATTCAACTATGGAACCTCCATCTGTATTATTGATGAAAAGAGTTTCTGTTAGGCAGTTTGCTGATGGTCGTAGAGTAGCTCTGTACCGTATAGACAAATTAAATAAATATGTAACAATACCATATGGCAATTTAGCTTGGTCTGGCCAAGCGCCAATACAAGCAGAGGAAACAGAGGAATAAAAAATGGCAAACAGATTTTCTTATCAAGTTTTAAAAGATGATACACAAACTGCGGTTATTAAATTAACTGGAGCGTTTGATGGTTCTGGTCAAGAAAGTAATGTAGCACGAATTCAAGCAAATACGCTTTATGGCGCATTAGCAACAAATAGTTTTCCTGTAGCTAATGTTCATGGTGGTGCTGCAAATACGACACTATCGTATTATGGTCTAACTGTCAATCGTGTTTGGTATGATACAGATACGGGCAGCGGTAGTGTTGAATTGTATTGGAGAGATATATCAAGTGGTAGTCCAGAAAATGGTGTTCCTTTATTATTTTTGCAAGGTAATGGTGAATATGATGGCGCAGGCAACTGGATTACAATTAAAAATCCTACAGTAACATCAAACAATAATGGCGATATTGCTATTGTTACAAAAGGTCAAGTATCTAATGCAACATATACAATTATTTTAGAACTACGTAAAGATAATGCACATTATCAACGTGGTCAATTTAATGATCCTGCTGCATTTAACTATGGTGCATATTCGTTAAAACCATAATGAAAGATTTTATTTCTAAAATTTTGGAAGGCAATGTTTTAGAAGCAAAAGAAATATTGCAGAAAAAAATAGATGAGTTGGCAGATGATAAGTTAACTCATAAAAAAGCTGAAATTGCTTTGTCTATGTTTGATGGTTTAGATGAAGCAAATGTTATGAAAATGGGACGAACAAAAGTAATAAAAGTTCGTTTTAGAAGAAATTCAAAAGGTCGTATAGTTGTACAAAGACGTAAAAAGTTGTCAGCCATAAAAGGTTATACAACAAGAGGTGGCAAGTTGGTAAGAATGACACCTGCTGAACGTAGAAACCGAAAGTTGGCAGCAAGAAGAAGTAAATTTAAACGCCGTGCTAAGCTTAGACAATCTATAAGAAAAAGAAGTATTACTATGCGTAGACGGTCATCAATGGGATTATAAAGATGAAACTCATCAAAGAAATTACCGAAACAGTTAGTTATCTGGTTGAAGAATCAGATGGCAAAAAGGCTTTGCATATCGAAGGACCTTTTCTAGTTGCAGAAAAGAAAAATCGAAATGGTAGACTGTACGAATACAATACCATGAGAAAAGAGGTCGCTCGATATACAGAGGAATACATCGACAAGAAGCGTGCGTTTGGTGAATTAGGACATCCAGAAACACCAACAATTAATCTTGATCGTGTATCTCACATGATTGTATCATTGAGAGAAGATGGTACACAATGGGTCGGTAAAGCAAAAATCTTAGACACACCTATGGGTAATATCGCCAGAAGTCTTATTGAAGGTGGCGCACAATTAGGTGTATCGTCAAGAGGTATGGGTTCTTTAAAAATGAACAAAGAAGGTATTAATGTTGTTCAATCCGATTTTTATCTAGCCACAGCGGCAGATATTGTAGCAGATCCTTCCGCACCAGGTGCATTTGTACAAGGTATCATGGAAGGTAAAGAATGGATGTTAGTAGATGGCGTTTGGACCGAAGTAGATCATTCGAGAGCAATAAAAGAAGTCAAACAGGCTTCAAGACAGGATATCGAAAAAGTAAGTCTACGCATATTTGAAAACTTCATTAAAAAACTTTAATTATAAATATCCAATATAAATCAAGGAGATTTTCAAAATGGCAAAATTTAATCTGTCTGAAGCCGCTAAAGAAATTCTGAATGCCTCTGTTGCATCCAAAAAGGGTGGCCAAGATAAATCAGAAAAATTGTCCGGCGATGTTGCTTACGGTACTAAAGAAGTTGGTGATATTGGTACAGAAGTTACCAAAACAACCGATGCAGGTCCAGATGCAACCAAAGGTACACCACAAGCAACACCACCAGGTGCAACACCACCAGTTGGTTCCGAGCCAGCAAAGAAAATTACTGGTCAACCAGGTCAAACTGGTTCTGTAGAGCAGCCAGAAGGCAAAGCTGCTAAACAGAAATTTGAAAAGAATCCAGGTGCTACATTCCAATCTTACGGTGAAGAAACAGAAACCGAAGAAGAAGTAGTTGCTGAAGAAAAAGAAGAAAAGCATGAAGATGAGGCACAAGATAAAGCTCTCATCAAGAAAATGATGAACAAAGAAAAAATGAAAGAAGATATTGATGCACTTCTTTCTGGTGAAAATCTTTCAGAAGAATTTGTTCAGAAAGCTTCCACAATTTTCGAAGCAGCAGTTATTGCTCGTGCAGAAGAAGTTATTGCTGAAGCAGAAGCACAACTGGCAGAACAATTCGAAGCAGCAATCGAACAAGTTAAAGAAGATTTGGCATCTAAGATTGATGACTATCTAAACTATATGGTCGAAGAATGGATGAAAGACAATGAAGTTGCAATCGAGCAAGGTCTCCGTGCTGAAATTACCGAAGACTTCATTGGTGGTCTGAAGCAGTTGTTTGAAGATCATTACATCGACATTCCAGAAGATAAAGTTGATATCGTTGGTGAACTTACCGGTAAAGTTGGTGAGTTGGAAGAGTCACTCAATGAGCAAATCAATCGTGGTATCGAACTTCAAAAAGAATTGAATGAGAAGAAAAAAGTTGAGGCTATCTACACAGCGTGTGAAGGCCTGACTCAAACCCAGGTAGAAAAACTAAAATCACTCGCAGAGGGTGTTGAGTACACTACCGAAGAAGAATTTGTTACCAAAATGAATACTTTGAAAGAGTCATATTTCAAGGCAGAAGTTAAGGTTGCAGATTCATCAGATTTAAATGACGAAACTCCTATTGAAGAAGATAAGAAGCCAACAACTTCTGTCGATCCTTTGATGGAAGCTTATACTAAAGTAATTTCACAAACTTTGGTTAAATAATTAACCGTTTTTTTAAACAAAAGGAAATAAAATGTACTTAACAGAAGAACTTCAATCCAAATGGAAGCCAGTTCTGGAGCATCCAGAGTTGGATTCTATTAAAGATCCATATAAGAAAGCTGTTACAGCTCTCGTATTGGAGAATCAACAACAAGCAATGAATCAAGACAGAATGTCTTTGATGGAGGCAACTGCATCTGCTCCAACAAACGTTACTGGTTCTGGCATTCAGAACTTTGATCCAATCTTGATTAGCTTGGTTCGCCGTGCGCTGCCAAACCTGATTGCGTATGATGTTGCTGGCGTTCAGCCAATGACAGGTCCAACAGGTCTGATTTTCGCAATGCGTGCTCGTTACGCTACACA